AAAAGAGTGGGTTTGGAATAATGGCATTCTCGCCGAAAAAACCCTAAATAGTCTCAACTCACTTACTCCTACTATTGATAGGAGAGTTCGTGAAGAGAGACTGTTGAATCTGTTCAACAGATTTTTGGAAAATATTTAAATTTATAAATAAATATTAGAATAAAGGAAATACCTATTTTATTCGGAGAGATCAATGTCAAGGAAAACAATGAGTAATTTGCAAGAGGAGGGAGCACCAATGTATGCTTCCACTAAATCAGCAAAACAGTCTAAAACTGCTGTAAACGCTAACGCACAAGCTGGGGATGCAATGGTTGCAAATCCCTTTGTTGGTTCAACTCCTGGCCAGTCGATCACCGATCTTGGAGGGCCAACACCTGATAACTACAGATCAACTGATGATTCTTCCAAGTTAAACACTGGTGGAATGAAGACAGTTAGAGATGTAGTAAATGCTAAGGCTGCAAGAGCTGAAGATTTTGAATATGATGAAGATGAAGAGCTCTTAGAAGGCAAGTGTGAGGAAGATGAGGAAAATGAAGGAGGCATGACTCAAGGCAAGAATGGGGAAGATACTCCTAAGAAGAAGAAAATGAAGGAAGAAGTAGAAGACGAAGAAGAAGAGTATGAAGAGGAAGAAGAACTTCCTGAAGAAATTGAAGTAGATGTAGAAGAAGATGTTCAAGCTCTCTTTGGTGATGAAGATCTCTCCGAAGAATTCAAAGAAAGAGCGAGAATGGTTTTTGAGACAGCTGTAAGAACTAAGGTTCAAGAAGCCGCAGATCTTATTGCTGCCAAATATGAGAAGGCACTTGACGAAAATGTAAGTGCTATTCACCAAGAGTTAACCGAAAGAGTTGATTCTTACTTAGAATATGTTGCTGAAGAATGGCTTGTAGAGAATGCTCTGCAAGTAGAAAATGGATTGAAGTCTCAGATTGCTGAGAACTTCATGACTGGCCTCAGAGGCCTTTTTGAAGAAAATTATGTAGAAATGCCTGAAGAGAAATATAATGTTCTTGAGCAAATGGTAGAAAAACTTGATGAAATGGAGTCAAAACTCAACGAACAAATCGAAAGAAATGTTCAACTGAATCAGAGACTCAGCGAATCAGTTTCCGATGGAATCTTTTATGAAGTTGCCAGAGGTTTAGCTGAAACCCAAAAGGATAAACTCGCTGCTCTTACTGAAAGTGTTGAGTTTGTAAGTGAAGAAGACTATCGTGAGAAGCTGGAGACTCTTAGAGAGTCGTATTTCCCAAGAAATCCTGTCTCTCATACCAGAGACGAAGAAATGCTTGGAACCTCTGTTGAAACCATTACGGAATCAATGGATGCTTATGTTAGAGCAGTTCAAAAGTACTCTAAGTGATTTTTAAATCATAAAAACAAACGAGACTATCACACTTTTAAAAGACAAGGAGAATCCTTAAATGTTTAACCAAAACTTACAAGAGAAGTGGGCTCCACTTCTTAATTGTGAGGGATTAGAGCAAATTCAAGATCCCCACAGAAGAGCTGTTACAGCTCAACTTTTAGAGAACCAAGAGCGTTTCCTCCGCGAAGAGCGTGGAATCCTTGCTGAGACTTCACCAACCATGTCAGCTGGTACTGGTGGTTTTGGTGGTGGTACTTATGGAACCGCTGCTGCTGCAGGCCCTGTTGCTGGTTTCGATCCAGTTCTGATTTCATTAATCAGACGTTCAATGCCTCAGCTCATCGCATATGATATTTGCGGTGTTCAACCAATGAACGGCCCAACGGGACTCATCTTCGCAATGAGAACTCGTTACACCAACCAGTCTGGAACTGAAGCATTCTTCAACGAAGCAGATTCCAGATTCTCTGGACAAAATGCTGCTGGTTCACTTTCTGCAAGTGACTACACCGCACAGGCTTCTGTTGGTATTGCAACCACTGCTGCTCAGTCTGGTTCAAACCCTGGTGTTCTTAACGATTCTGGCACCTACAACGTAGGACAGGCAATGGCAACTGGTTCTGCTGAAGCTCTTGGTGACGCAAGCACCAATGCTTTTGCGGAAATGGCGTTCTCGATCGAGAAAGTCACCGTTGCTGCAAAGTCCAGAGCACTCAAGGCCGAGTATTCATTAGAACTCGCACAAGATCTCAAGGCCATTCATGGACTTGATGCCGAAGCTGAGTTAGCAAATATTCTCTCAACCGAGATTCTTGCTGAAATCAACCGTGAAGTTATCCGTACCATCTACAAGATCGCTGAGCAAGGT